CACTACGAAGTATGGCAAAGAGTATAGTTTAGAAGATAGGAAAGACCCCGCTAAATCTTTAGAGATTGCTCGGTTATACACTGAGGAAAACAAAAAGATATTGGCTAAATCATTAGGGGATGAACCTACAGACACGCAGTTGTATGCGGCACACTTCTTAGGTACAACTGGAGCAAAGAAATTTCTTATGGCTAGTCCTAAGAAACTAGCTAAAGATGTTGTTAACGCTAAGCAAGTAGCCGCTAACAAGAATATATTTTTTGATGAGAAGAATAAACCACGTACAGTGTCACAAGTATATGGAATATTACAAAAGAAAATAGGTGAGGAATAAAAAAGGGGCGCAATGCCCCTTTCTTTATGTACGTAACTCATTCATAATGTGGTCAATAACCTTACTAGTATTTTGTTTATAATTACTTTCCTTACGCTCTTCTCTAGCAATTAGATATTGAATGTTGTGCATACACTTGTACAAGTCCTCTAGTGGTTTACCCTTATCCTTGTAGCGTAGCAAGTATTTAAGGGCACTAGCTTCCCAACCATTCATATCATACGCTTCCCACACTTCCCAAGGCTGTACAGCACGTTCTTTGTAGTGGTTGCCACCATACTGTGTATCCATTACTTTATCATACGTCATCTGATTTTTCCTTTAGCAATGCGGGAATCTTATTCTCTTTTTCCAAGCGTTCAAGTTCTTTCTTCATAAGAGAGATTAAGCCCTCTTGTAACAATAGTTGCATCATACGTGGCTCGATGTTCTCCAGTACAACTGTTGCACTACCATCCTCATGTTCCTCAACTACTGTAACTTCCATGTGATTTCTCCCTAAAGCTGTTACAAAGTTGATGTATTCTACCATCTTCAGTCTTAAACTGCAAGACAATCTCAACTGTCTTATCTGTCTCATACACTTTAATACGCATATAACGTCTTAGTGCCTCCATCATCTTATAACTATCGTCATTGGTCATAACTACTCCTTATTGTCTTCTTAGCCTTATACACTAAATTCTTAGCATGTTTAGAGCTACAGTTTAATGCTACACCAATGTCATTGTAACACATTCCCTCAACATGTTTCATGTACAAAGCCTTACGTTGTTTCTCTGGTAACTTATCAATACTATCTAACACTTGAGCAAACTCTTGTTTGGTGTTTAACAAGGTTTCTGGTGTAACACTAGTCACACTATCAACTTCAGATTTAAAGCTGTCAAACGGCCTTTTAGAGGCTTTGTTGATGGCAATAGTGCATAGCCAAGTGTAGAACTGACTGTCCCCTCTGAACGTATGCAAATACCTAAAAGCTGATGCGAACGTATCCTGTGTTAATTCTTCTGCTGTCGCATTGTCATTAACCTTCCTACGTAAGAAACTAAATACACGTTTCCAATATTTAGCTGTCAGAGAGGAGTAAGCTTTCTCATTCCCCCCTAACGCTTCAGCTATTAGTAACTGGTCTTCAGATTTCACAAACACCAGATACGCAAGCAAGTTGTTGAGCACCCTCAACGTTGTCTGTGTACTCGATGAATGTTTCCCAATCAACTTCTTTTGGCATAGCAAGCTTGAGTTTATCATACTCTTCCTTACCAATCTCCTCGTATGGTGCTTGCCTATAGCTACCACCATCCCAAGGTAGGAAACTGATACCACTAATCTCATCAAAGTGTTCCCATACCCATGCACCAACTGAAGGCCAATCCTTCTCTTTAACGTATACCGTTACTGAAGGCTTGTGCTCACACCAGTGACGTTGATAGAGCAACCACAATTCTAGGTGAGTAAAACTATCTAACTCATCTCGTGTAACACAACCATCCGGTGCTTTCATAGGAAAGCTGAAGATAGTGGTGTCATGTGGCTTCATCACATCCGCTTCACTAGGTACGCCTTGAGACTGAAGAAAAGCAGTAATAGGGTCTTTATTATCATTTCGCACACGACGAATATAATGAACGCTATGACGAGCATGAATGCCAGAGGCAGAGTCAACCAACTGAGAAACAGTACCAGAAGGTTTAACGCATGTAATAGAAGCCGACTGAGGAATACCCAACTCATCAGCAAGTTCCTTATTAGTAACAACGGCTAACTCACGCAAACCATCCAACCTTGATGACAGACCCCCATCATAAATGTCATTCAACAACGGGCAATCCAAGATGCCTGTAATTGATACACCAAGCAAACGTTCCTCTTCAGTATTCTTCTGCCAGATTTTTCTTAGGTACGGAAAATCCGTAAGAGTAGACTGGAAAGTGCCAAGGATAGAGGCCAATCTAACTTTTCTCTGAAGACTTTCGTCATTATCGTCTGCTCTGGCAACGACTTCAGTAAGGTTACAGAACTGATACGGACGTAAGATGATTTCGGAGCATGGATTAGTCCCAAATTCATACGAGCTGTCTCTCCGTCCTCGTTTTGCAACTGTAGACTTAGCAGCTTCTCTGGAAAATATTCCTCTTTCGCCAGAATAACTTTGGTACAATGCCAACCATTCTGACATAAACTCCCCAACTGTGGGTCGTTCATTATAGCTTGCGCTATTGTTTGCAAGTGCTCGTTGTCCTTCTCGTTCCCACCACTGTCCGGCTTTAGCATGTCTCATCCTATCATCTGACAAGTCACTGAGGCTAATCATCGCTGATCTACGTACCCCACCAACAACCACGACTTCCCCAATCTTACACATAATGTCATGGCACTCCAAGCTGGTAAGTTTCCTACCTGCCGCACCTTTAAATTTATTAGTAACAAATTCAAAGAGGTCAGTGAGGGGCTTAGGGCCGCTAGCTCTACCACCAAATGTTTTAAGCCTCGCCCCTGCCGGACGTACTTTGTCAACGTTCCATTTTGGAATTTCACCGGAATTCAATAGGGCGATGAGTTGGCGTAATGATTTCGCCCAACCTGCTTTACTATCAGATACAGAGATAGTAGTGTCGCTACTAAATAGCAATATAGGTACTTCAGGTAACTTGTTAACATACTTACTCTCCACTGAGAATCCAACACCAGTGCCACACAACAAGATGTACATGGCTTCATCAAAGGATTTAACATCATCTACTGGCAAGTAGGAACAGTTATACCCTGCTGTATTATCACGGTCTAGTGCCTCTCCTGCGGTCATCATGGCTCGCATAGAAGGCATTACTTCGTGATTGAGAATGGCACTATGCAACTCGTTGTACAACTTCTCATCCATCTTGTAACCATTCTTCTCATTGACATGATTACTAATAAACTTCATGTAACGATCTACTGTTTCAGGCCAGTGTTCACGACGGTTCTTATCTTCCAAGAATCGGCTGTATCTGCTCTTAGCAATAAACGTTTCATAGATGCCCATTGTATGCTCACTCATTATTCATTTCCTCTTCGTTATAAAATGCAATTTCAGCAATGCCTAAGTATAAACAAAAATATACACCGGGGGCTGCATTAAATTCAAGCCCCAGTGCAAATCCTGTCATAAGTCTAACTGCTATGTCCATTTAGTCTCCACGGAGCACGAGTTCTATCTCGCGCATGTTATTAATAATAATTTTAGTATCTTCGTCTAATAGGTCGTAGAACAAAGGCCCATACTTACCACTCTTTACAATGTAATTAAAGTCCATCATTACCCAATGTAACCATGCTTCCTCATCGTTTACGTCGTATAACTCTCTTTTGTTTTGAAGATTCATCTTTCTCTTCCTTTGTTTTTAGTTTATGGCAAATAGTGCACAACACTTGTAAGTTATGTTTCTCGCAAAACATCCTATTAATGTATACATCCCAAGACACAAAACCAGTAGCGGTGTTGACTACTGGCTCTATGTGATCTACTTGTACATCTTTAGCTGTGTGCTCACCCTTACACTTAGCACATCTGTAATGCATTGCTAGCTTACCAGATTTCTTATTAATCTTTCTACCTAACTCTGCTTCCTTCAACGCCTTCCATTTAGGAGGCCATCGTCGCATTCCACCACGTAGCGTACTAGTAATGAAACTGCGATAACGGCCTTCTGTCCACTCACCGTCATTCCTTATTTCGTCCACGGTGTTACTTTAGTCCATGCGGCAAAGTGATGCACAACACCATAGCTATCAATACATTTGCTATACATCCCATCAATACCCATGAACTTGAATACATCACCCGTTGTAAACTCGTTACTAGCAACTGGTACTTGTATAACATCTTGTGGTGCAAGTTTAAAATGTGTTCCATATTCCATTTCATACAATTGTTTCATGTCTTCAATGTCAATTCCACTAATCATACGCTTCTCCATATCTGCGATAAGTTTATTTACATCCGTACTTCTCATTTTAGGTTCAACCATAACCCAACCTGTGCAAAGGCATACCCTGTCCAAATCATACCATTAGACAAGTCACCTTTTCCCCATTGTAACACACCTACAATGAGATAGCCAACCCCTGTTGCTCCTATGATGAACTGCTCAATTGTCATAGTCCAACCCTAACTCTCTAGCGTTTTCTGCCATCTTGTCAAGTGGGTCTTTCTTAAATGGCTTGTAAATGGTGTTAAGTGTTTCAAAACTACCATCTGGGAACTGTTTTAATACAATACTTGTACGTACCTTATCTCTACCCCACACTGGATGGTCAAGTGTATACACATGAGCCACTGTATATTTAGGGTACATATTGTTATCAAACTGTACATCTCCTATGTAGTGCACTATTGGTTTATCAATTACTTTGTCCATAAATACTCCATTGTTGGATAACATTGTAGCACAATTTCTTTACACTTCTTAGCTACTTCACGATGTTCTTTCTGAGTAGACGGGTCAGTGCGAACATCAATGTAGTGTAGCCAATTACGTAACGTACCTTTCATATACATACGAGTGGTTGTAATACCTTCAGGTAAGATTTTACGTGCTACTTCTTTTGCAATGTTACGTGCTAATGCTTCCTTATACAGATACTCAACATCGTTTATTACACGGTGCTGTGCTCTTTGCCACCACACTTCAAGGTCAGGATTGATGCATTCTAAACTATTCTGTCTATTCTTATCATCTTGCATACGGCACTCAGATGTTTCAAATCCTTGTGCCTCTGCATAACGCTGACTAAACTCTTGGAAATAAAAGCTACGATGCCGTAAGATTTGTCTTGCTATGTCTCGTGTAGTTTCAATCTCTACACACATATCAACCATATCTAATGGCGACCAATGCTTATTAATAACAAGGTATTTAACCAGTTTAGGTGCTGTCTCTTTATTGTCTTGGTTCTCTGGATTAGATACTCGTGCCATGTATGCCACTAAATCCTCCCCATTAGGTGTACTCCAAATAAGTTTTACCTTACTCATAATTATCGTCCCAATCATTTTCTATGTCACACTCGTCAGGGTCATTATCCTCAACAGTGTCATCAACATCACCCGTCTGAAAAAACTTGTGATAGTTGGCAACTAATACGTCAGGTAATAATAGGATGAAATCATC